GCGGTGATCCGCAATCATCTCGCCCTGGATGGCCTCGCCGGTCTTGAAAATCATCGACCGCCGCGCCTCGAACATTTGGAAGGAGACCACCGTACCCTGCTGCTGATCGTCGCCACGGCGCAGGTAGGTGATCTTCTCCAGAAAGCCGGCATAGAGCGTCCGGTGGAAGGTGCGAGCAGTAGCGATAATTCCAGACATTAAAAACGCCAATTACGAAAAGAAGTCAGCATGGGTGCTACCAGCGACAACAAGTAGTTTTTCTGTTTGCTCAGGCTGCCCGCGTCGTAGCTGACGGCGCGCTCCTCGTAGCTTTCCGCGCGCAGCTCCATGCCGGTGGGGTAGATGACGCGCAGCTTGGCGATGAGCAAGTGCGCCGCACTACGAAGCTGTGCCGGCATGTTGTCCACGGTGTAGCCGCCCGTGTACACCACTTTGACCGAGCCCAAATCGTCGCCGACAAAGGGCGCCAGCAGGCCGCGTGCGCGCACGAAGGGACGCGGCCAGTAATCGCCGATGCGCCACAAAATACCGCTGCGGCTGCTGCCATCGTCCTGGTCGATCTCCAGTGTGAACTCGCTGCCGTAGGTCAGCTGTGTGTTGCTGCCAAAAGCGCCGCTGCTGGTGCCCCAGTAGCCCGTGGTGCTGACGTAGACCTCGATCGTGGGCGTGGTCAGTACCGGCCGGCTTTTGAGCAGTAGCTGCTGCGTGCCCGTGCCGCGGTAAAACTCGGTGCGCGCTGCCCGGAAAAATCCCGGTCGATCCAGAAACTCCAGGATCCAGGCGCTGGCGATCTCGATGAGAAAATTAAGAAAGCCGTCCTCGGCGCCGTTGGCTGCGTCGATGCCCAAAAGCAGCTTGACCTCGTTGAGATCGGTAAGCAGCGGCACGGCACACCCCCTGAATGGGGCAAGAGCCTGGGAACCCCGAGTTCCCAGGCTGGGTGACAACCATCCGAACAGGCTGTCCCTGGAGGGCTAGACGTTGACGGTGCCCGACGTCGGCGACAGGGTGAAGCCGCCGCCCGAGCCGGTGGTGCGCTTGTTGGCGACGAAACCGGCCTGGATCGGCTGGGGAAAATCACCGCTGATGTACACCAGTCGGGCGTAGCGATGCGGCCGCTGGAAGGCTGCGAACTGGATGCCGCCCGAGCAGAACAAGGGCGCATTGTTCACCGGTGCCGACAGCGAATAGTTGCCCGACTGCCACAAGCCGGAATTGGCCCAGAAAATACCCCCGGAGGCAATTACCGTAGGAAACTGGTCCAGGCCGCTGGTGGGGTCGGTGAACGTACCCGAAGCGGTGCCGTCCGAGGTCTGTATGCGCACCCCGATGGGCCCAGAACCAAAGTTGCCGCCGACGTACACCTGCGTGAAGGTGTCGGCGTGCAGCAAATCGACGATTTCGCCCACGAGCAGGTTGGAACCGCTGTGGCGCTGCACTGACAGGCGATAGTCGGTAGTGTTGCCAAGATCCACCACAAGATTGGCCGACATGGAAAAAAGTCTCCTTGCAAAACGGTGCCGCCACGCGCGAAAGCGACGAGACAGATCTAGATCGTAGTGTCCAGGTTGTCGATCAGAACAAAAGCCGCCTCGTGGCGCAGCTGGAAGTCGGCGCTGAGGATGCCGCGCACCCACGTCTGGTCGTTGAGAAACGACGTATCTCCCTGGGCGGTGGCCGCAAACTCGAGGGCGCCGAACATGCCAATCAGGGCCTCGGAAAAACGCCCGCCGATGATGTAGGTGAGGTTGGTCGCCGAGCCCTTGGCGCGCGACTGGCTGATCTGCGTGCTCTTGACCACCGGGTAGCTAGCCAGCATGGGCGGCGTGTCGGCGCCGGCCTCGCGCACCAGGTTGAAGAGGAATGGCCCGGCGCTATCGCCCTGAGACACGGCGTCGGTGCGCAGCTGATACCACTTGTACAGCGTCTTGGGCCGCATGACCCAGGTCTCGAACTCGGCGTTCGATTCCTCGACGGCAGCAACGGCGCGGTAGATGTCCTGGCCGACCAGTCCGTCGCCGTTGGCGCCCGGGTTGCTGGAAGCGACGACGTTGATGTTCGGAAAATTGATCAGACCACGCGGGCGGTTGTCGCCGCCCTGGCCTTCGAGGCAAGCCAGGTCGAGCGCCAGCGCCAGCGACTTGGTCATGTCGTCGCGCAGGAGCGCTTCCGCCGCTGGCGTAGCAAAGCGGATGAGCTCGTTGGGCGACTTGATGAGCACCGCCAGCTTTTTGGCCTGGAGCGTGATCTCGCCGGTGCCGATGAGGCTCTCGGTGATGGGCGAATTTTCGCCGACCCAATAGGTCAGCGAAGCTGCCGTCTGCCGCGGCATTTTCAAGCGTCCTTGCGGTGGCAGCGGCACCACACGCGCGCCAGCGTTGACGAGTGCCTCGCGGTTGCGCAGCAGTTCGATGAGCTCGCCCATTTCCGGGGGTGCTACCAGGGCGCCGCCGGTGAGCTCGTTGAGCCAGGATAGGGCTTTTTGCGAGTAGCCCATATCCTGGAGGTGCTTGCGGCGGATCCAGGCGACTTGGCCGGGATCGGCGCCATCGGTGCCGGCGTGCACCAACTGCTTGAATTCCAAGCGCGTTTTGCGATCGATCAAATTGTCCTGGAAAAAGCTGGTCGCTAGCGGCGCCAGGAAACGATGCTGGCCACTGGCGCCGTTGCCTTTGTATTCGTAGCCGGCGCTGCCCAGATCGGTGACAAAGTGCTTGTGCAGCCGATCGTGAACTTCGTGTAGTTCAACCTTGGCTTCCTCCGGGGTGCAGGCGCCGGTGAGCAGGCCCAGCATCTTCAGGAAGGAGAAGCCGCGGCTGCTCAGAGCGTTCTCGCCCACGCGCGCGTGCGGTAAGCCGAACACGTCGCTGGCACCGGCGGCGCCAGTGGCCGGGGTGCGCTTCATCTGCTCGACAAACCCGTCAAAGTTCTTGCCGAGCGTGCTCAGGTTTTCACTGTTTTTGCGAACTGCGTCCGTGAGCTCCTTGAGCTCCACCAGAGTGTCGGGCATGATCAAACCCTCTTGTCCGGTCGTCGTGTACTGTCCTGGAGGCGCCGTGACCTGTCAGGACTGCCGTTAGTTGACGCTGGCTTTGATGGCCGCAAAGCGGCTGCCCAGCGCCTCCAGATCCCGATTTTGCTGCGCAATGCTGTCGCGCAGCGCTTTCAAGAGTGCCGGGTCGAGGGCCGTGTGTTTGGCCTCGGCCTCGGGCGCCATTTCTTCTTCCTCTTGCTTGCGAGCGTAGCTGCCCAGCGCCCGATGCCAGTGCGCTGCTTTTTCTTGCAGCGGCCCATCGAAGTCCTTGGCATCGGCCAAGTCGGCGAGAAAATGTGCCGTGCCATCCAGCGCCTTCCAATGGCCGTCGTCGCCAGCGTCCTTCTCGCCGGCGCCGTCGGGCGTCGTCAGCAGCGTCTTGAGCGCCAGATATTGCTGCGCGCACTCGGCCCGAGCCACAAAGCCTAACTGCTTGCGCGCGATGAGCTGCCCCAGCAAGGTATGTGCCTCGGCCAGCGCCTTGCGATCGCCGGCGTTCATTTTGCCCTTACGGCAGCGCGAATAGCGCCCGCAGCGCGCATAATCGTCATCGACCTCGCGCGTGCCCTTGCAGCCTTTGGTGCCGTCACAATTTTCCATGCCGCAGATCTGGCAAATTTTCATGGCCGAGCAGGTACACGGGTCCTGACCACAGGCGGCGCAGGTATCTTTTTGCATGTCGCTCTCCAGGTATTTCATGCCCGCGACCGCTTCGGCCGGCGTGGGCTCCTCACGCTCCTCGCTATCAGCGCCCACGACGTCCTCGTTCTTCATAAGCGGCTCCACGCCCTTGTATTTCTTCTTGAACAGCTTCTCGCCGGCACTCACCCAGCTCTTGACGCCCTTGATGATTGCGGTCAGCCAGTCGACGACCTCGGGCGCTTCCAGCGGACCCAGAAACTTAGCGTAGTCCTCCAGGATCACCGCAAAATCCTCGTGGACGCGGCGCATGACCTGCGCGCCCAGCGGGTCCTGACTGCCATCGTCGCCCTCCTTGGTTGCGGCCTCACCTTCCTTGACCAGGGTGTCGCTCATGGGCTGATCCTTGGTTGGACGTTTTTCGTAGCCGAGCAGCGCCAGCCGCGGTTGCGTGTAGGGCGTCAGACTTTTCACGAGGTAGGGCGATAATGGCTTGCCGCACACCGTTGGCAAATCGAGTAACTTGCGTACCGTGTCGCCATTGGCCGGCAGCACCACGGCGCTGCATTCCAGCATCAAGGTCGACAGCAAGTGCTTGCCCTTGGGAATGCCGCTGTCAAATTCAGGCGGCAGATCACGACTGGCAATGATCTGGTAACCGATGGAGCCGGCACGAATGTAGCGCTGCGCGATCAGGTCGAACAACTGTTCGCAAAAAAGCGCGTGCTGGTATTCGTGCTCGGGATCGGTCTTGGCCAGTCCCTTGCCCTGGTAGAAAAAACAATTCGCTCTGGCGGATCGGCTCACCGGATCGATGACGACCGCGTACGTCTTGGTAACCGGGTCTTGCGCCAAAGCGATGGGCTCGTGCACGTGCTTGCCGTGATCGAACAGCACGATGGGATTGCGCTGGTGGCGCTCGGTGCGAATCCCGGTTACTTCCAGTAAATCACCGACGCCGTCGCGCCGATTACCATCGGCAAACGGCAGCACCACCGACATGGCCTTTTCGTTGAGGTCGAGAAGGTCCGGCAGCAGGACGTCGAGGCCGTAATGCCCCTCGGTCAGCTTGTAGGACGTGCCGAGATTTTCATTCAGGGTGGTCATCGTGGCGAACGCTGTAATTCCTTGCCCAGAAGGCGAAGCTGCGCCGGATTGGTCAGCGCCAGGTCGACGATGCCCATCAGCTCGTCGACGCGCTCACACAGGGGCGCTAGCCGCCGGGCCAGCGCCAGCAAATCCTCCAGGGACTCGCGCAATTTGTCGTCGGTCATAACTGCATCCAAGCGTGTGCTATCGAAACTCCGTCAAGTTCGTCCCACGCTACCCGAAGCTCCTATTTTTCGGGAAGATCAATTCCCTGCTTTTGCCAGGGACCTACAATGGCAATAGCTGTTGCCACCAGCGAGGGAAAACCAATGGCGTTTGCTCACATGGGAACTGTGAACATGGGCGCCGACTACAACGCCGAGCAAGAATTTTTCTTGCTGGCCGTCGAGCGCTTTCGGCGCGTCTACCAGCGCAATTTTCCAACCTGCACCGAACTGCTAGCGCTCTTGCACGGCCTGGGTTATCGGCGCGTGCTCGCCGCCGACGTGGAGTTGATTCAAAAGCTCGGCATGGAAAATTTGCTGGGGCGCGGCGACTGCGCCCGCGACGTGGCCGAGCGGCCGTTGGCGCCGCTGCGCGAGCGCTTAGCGGTCGGCAAGCGCGGGCGGCCGCGCAAGTATCCCAAAAAATAGGGTTCCAGCAGACGGCCTTGGCCAACATCCTAACGAGCCAGCACAGGCGGCGGCCTTGCGTCGGTGGTTGCGCGAGTGGTCTGTGCCGCGGTGGCTACCAGGGCCGCGCCGCTGGTTTCGTCCAGAGCGGACAGGGCTTTGTCATTGTCGAAAAAATTGTCAAAGGCCAGCGGTATGGCTTCTACGGTGTTGTCGGCGCCGCGATAGTGCGCGCGCGTCAGGCGCATGCTCTGGTGACAAAAGGGGGCCGGCAGCAGGGCGTACCTGGCCGCAACGGTCGGTTGAAGGTAGGCCAGGGTCACGTGCGGCACGTAATCAGGGTAAGAAGTGTGGCAACGGAAGGAACGGCTGATCTCGTCGTGGAGGGCGTGCAGCTGAGGGCTGGCCACGGCGGCATAGAGTACGTCTTGTTCCCGATCCTTGCCTGGGAAGATCGCCAGTGCCTCCAGGCTCATGTCGATGGGACCATGCCGCACCAGCAGGGCTTTTAGGTCTGGCAGCACCTCCGTGGGCGCGTCCTGAAAGCCGTACTTGATGGTAACGTGAGGTTCGAGCTCGAGGCCCCCTGGGCCTAAATCAGACGCAGCGATCGTGTCCTGACTCCAGCGCACGATCTGCTGCGCTAGCATGGCTGGCAGCCATGCTAGCAAACAGCCGTATGGGTGCTTGGCGGCTGCTGCCACAGTGCTCTTCTGGCGCGCGGCCAAGTTGTTCAACAGCACACCGAGCTCACGGCGCAGCGTAAAAGGAGATGGTGGAACGTGGAACATGAGGCTCCTGGTCTAGAAAAAAGGGGGTGGTCTGCTCCCCGCACGATAGTGCCCAGACCACCCCCGCTCTTGGCACTACGAGTGCCAAGCAGTGACTAGCTCAGGCCAGGCGTGTAGGAAACGGAAAATCCCGGCGCTCCGGAGGCGCAGGCGACCATGAGGCCGGAAAGGAACGGCGTGTCGAAGTCGATTTTGTCCTTCCAGGGCGTCGTGAAGCCGTAGCCCGACTGGAAGCCGGCGACGTCGCCCGCGCGCTGGGTCGGTGGGATGATGCCGAGGACGCGCGCTCCGGACTCTGCGAGCAGCGCCGCGATGGGTCCCGCACCCGAGCGCGCCGGCAGGGCTGCATCGTAAAACCACACCTGGATGCCCGACTGCATCTGCAAGTGTGGAATCACGGTGTGCAGACGCCCCTGACCGCTCACGAGAATAACTTGGTTGCCGCTGGTGGCAGCACCGGCGGGGCAGGACAATAAACCGGGCGCCAGACCACCCGACCAGATGGTCGCGGTCAGCTGGCCGCCGCGCGTGGTACTGAGCTCATTGGTGCCGACAAAACCCGAACTGCTGACCGCGCCGGTCATGATCATGGGTCGGCGAGTAAGGAACGACATGGTAGGGCATCCTCATGCAGCAGCCCGGTCCTGGCAAATCTGCCCGCACGCGCCGGCACCGGCCGGCTGCGCTTGGACGCATACGCTGCTGCTTGGAGAACCACCCTACCCGGAACGCCGATTATTCGTCTAGGCGATACGCGGCCAAGCATCTACGAAAAACGACAGGGCGGCGCGCTGGTCGAGCGTCTCCCGTAAAATTTGCCGGTGACTCTCCCCTTCGCGTGTCTTGCGGAAAAACGACGGCGCGAACTCGAAGCCGCTGAACTGCAACAGGCTCGCTAGCGTGTCCAGGTCGTAGGTCGAGCGGCGGTCGAAGCCGCCCACAAGCGCCCACAATTTGGCCAGTGGCGTGGCCACGGCGGCGCAGTGGCCGTCGGCCTCGTCGAAAGGTTCCAAACCGAGGCGCTCACGGCCCTGCAGGTATCCCCCGCTGCCCACGTAAAAG